CAGACGTTGCCCCTTTTACTACCATGATTAGTAATCAGGAAATGCGAAATGTCCCAGACCCAGTTTTTAAGATGTTTGAACATCGTAATCCTTGGGTAAAACAAGAGTTTCAATCTGCAACAGACGTTGCTAACAGATCTGCTGCAGATGCAGAATCTGGAGATATGGATGTTGATAATATTGTAGGACTTAGTTCGTCTTGCGATAGTTCATGGATTGGATTGGTTTGTGAAGTATGGAATAGCGATAAAGACACTAAGAGAGGAAATGTTATTATTTCTTCTATTACTGACTCAAACACTATCAAATTTAAACCAGCAGGTGACGATGCGATAGATGTTGCAGATAACGATTATTTTATCGTTGTTGGTAATGCACACGGTGAAGGTAGTTCAGCTCCAGAAGCATGGGCAGATGAGTTAGATGTTGTATACAATTCTTGTCAGATTTTTAAAACCCCACTTCAAGTTACTGGTACTTTAGAAGCAGCAGTACTAAGAGGTGAGTCATCTGAATTAGCTAGACTTCGTAGACAAAAGGCTCAAGAGCACAAGATGCAAAAAGAAAAAGCATTCTTGTTTGGTCAAAGAGTTGGCGGTACAGGATTGCAGGAAGCATCTTATGGAGCTGGAAATAATGATACTAATAATGATGAAACATTTGCAGATGGTGGAAGAACGGATTCAGATGGAAATCTAATTAGAACTACATATGGAATTATTTCTGCTTTAGAAAAGTATGGTGAGTCTACATCTACACATGATGCACAAAACGTATTTACCATTGATGGTTCTTACGGATATGGAAACTTTGTAGATGACATGGAAAAAGTATTCCAGTATATCCCAGAAGCAGGTGTGAAACGTGCTTTTGTTGGAGCTGGTGCTTTGGGTTACTGGTCTAAAATGGCTGGTACTTCAGGAATAGCTGGCAACTCAGGTTGGACAGTTGCTCTTGGAGACATGAAACGTGATGCTCTTGGTTTTAACTACAGGGTACTTGAAACACCTCACGGTATGTTACAGTTGATTCCAACTCCAGCATTACGTGGGCCTTATAACAAGTACATGGCAGTTGTATCTGATGAGAATCTGTTTCATGCAGTCTATCGTCCATCTATGTATCAGACAAATATTAAGACCGATAATGCCTTTGATGGTGTTAAAGATCAATATATGTCCGATGAAGGTGTTGGTATACAGCTAATTGAAAGTCATCACTTGTTTAAAATCACAGCGTAAGGAGGCTTATTATGGCTAGACCTTATATAGGTGGTACAAGTGGAGGTGTTGAAGCTCTTGCCGAAAGCAAAACTTTGGTAATGGCTGACTCTGGAAAAACATTTATCTGCTCTCAAGCAGGTGCTTATGATATTACTATTCCAGTAGTAACTACAACAGGATGGACTGCAAAGTTTATTCTGGGCACAGCAGGAGCTAATGATTTTGACATCATTGGTGGTACTGCAGATAAAATGGTTGGTATAGAGTTAGGTGACACGAATACAGCAATTACTGCTGATTCAGATAAAGTTACTTTTGATGCTAGTAATGCAGTTGTAGGGGACTGGATTGAGGTATTATGTGATGGTTCAAACTATTACGTAACTCATGCAGCAGTCGCAGATGCAGGTGCAGAACACTCAGGTTAATAAACAAAACAAGTTGGGGGAGCTTTATGCTCCCCTGACTGGATAAGATATGACACAGAAACAATTAATAGAAACCGTTCAACAACATCATCCAAACTTAGGAGAAACACAGATACGTATTTTTCTAAATAAAGCATTGGATGAGTTCTGTAGAAAAACAAGAATACTAAACACTATATATACATTCAATACAACAGCAGATACACGCTATTATGATTTAGATGATAGCATTGCAGAAGTAACACGAGTGGATTATGACGGATATGAAATACCACGTTTAGTAGGCAAACCAGAGAAAACAGATGTCAGTTGATCAAAGAACGGCAGCCTTGAAAAAAGTATACTGGCTAGAGCGAGATGCTATTGGACTTGCAATGGTATCTAGTACCGATAGTAGTGCAGATTACATTTCGGTCAATGAAGCAAAAGAAGTTACGATTCATGCTGTAAAACTGGACGAAGATTTTATTGCATCTACAGGTGGAGATGGTTCAGGTGGAATACGAATGGACGAATCTCCTGCAATTCCAGCAGAGTTTCATGATGCATTGGCTAAATATGCAATAGCCAAAGGATACGAGCTAAATCCTCAAACATTACAAGTAGCTCAATATTTTAATAAAGAATGGGAAATGTGTATACGAGAAGGCAAGAAGTATGCCAATAAAGGAAGAGATGGCTCTGGCTATCATATAAAACAATACGATTACTAATGACAGAAATATTTAATGGTTTAACTACGCTTACAGAATACACGATTGGTGTACCTACGTATACAGAGCAAAGTATTGGTTCTACGAGTTTTACAGAATTAAGTATTTCTGCACCTACGTATACAGAACAATCTACAACCTCAACAAGCTATACTGAAATAACATGAGTTTTAAAACACAAGTAGAAGATTTAATTGGCACAGTAGGAGATGATACTCTTATTAGCCAATCGTTGCAAGATATTGGTGGAGAAATTATATCTGCATTGCCAAGTGCAAAATTATTACCTGTAGCAAAGACTTCAGCTATTAGTTCTAGTGGTCTTACCGTTGCAGATAAAAAAGTGTTGGCAGTAGATAAAAGTGATGCAAGAGCAAAGCCTATACCTGCTCATGAAAAAGCAAAGTATAATGATACAGCATCTATTTATGCAGCTACCGATACGGATCCAGTTTATTACATTGAAGATGAAAAAGTATATATAAATGGAACAGCAGGTAGTGGAGCTACTTCAGGGCATTTGCATTATGTACCTTTATTGCCTACTTCAGATGGTAGTACACTAACAGTACATGGGGATAGTGCAGTAGCTAACTTTCCGTTAGAAGCACAACAATTAATGGTATTAGGAAGTGCAGTACGATGTTTACAAAGATTATTAGCTAATGCTACATCATCGTTGCCTAGTGATATATCAGGTTCATTAACATTTGCAGGGCCTCCTGATCCTCCTAGTTTATCAGATACTTCTATATCATTTAGTGCTACCGTACCTGTATATACAGCTCCTACCGTAGCAGGAGAAACTGAAGAATTAACAGCAACTTTAACCAATGATGCTACAGCAGATAATAATAAAGTAGATTTTAGTGATTGGTTTGAAGTTGTAGGTGATTTTATTCAAACAGAAGAAGATATAGAACTAGCAGGATCACAGTTACAAAAAATATCTACTTATCTCAATGCATACAGTCAAGCTATGCAAAACAAATTAAACATTTTTAATGATGCCAATGTAGAGTATCAAGCTGAGTTGCAAAAAGCAATTCAAAATGCACAGTTAGCATCGACAGATGATGCACAAAAAATTCAAAAGTATCAGGCTGGAATACAAGATTATTCTGCACAAGTAAACAAAGCAATACAAGAACGTAATTCTGATATACAAAATTTTAATGCAAAACTTCAAAAACAAGTAACAGACTATCAATGGAAACAAAGTCAGTTACAATCGTTAAAGGCAGAATACAATGAAGGTTTGCAACTACTAATCGGTGGTAAAAGAAACTAACCAAGATGCCCATGAGAAAAGTCAAGCTCGGCAAGGTATCGTAACAAAGGAGAAAAAAGATGGCTGATTTACAAAAGTTTTCTGTAAAAGAATCCTTAAACCAGATGGTGTATGATAAAGCATTAGCAATTACTGCATCGGATGGTGCAGACGTAAGTGGTGCTCCGTATAAAGCATTATATGTAGGAGTAGGTGGAGATGTAAAGCTAGATCTAAATGGATCTGGTAGTGCTATTGTATTTAAGAATTTAGCTAGTGGTCAATTGTTACCATTGGTATTTGATAGAGTATATGATACAGGTACTACAGCAACCAATCTAGTGGCATTAAAATAATGTTAGGGGCAATAAGAGCATCTATAGTCAATTTTACTCAAACTATTATTGATATTGGATGGTCAGGTGCAGAAGCAATTATGCTTAAATGGGAAGAAACAACAACCAATTGGGAAGATTTAACAGGATAATATTATGGCAAGTTTAACAGGATCAAGTATAGCGAGTAGTTATACCTCGCTTTTAAAATTAAATGGCAATACAGATAACATTGTTGCTGGTAATGGCTCTAATGCAATACAAATAGTAGATGGAGATGGAACAGCATCCCCACTTTATTTAAATACAGATAGGCTTGGAATAGGTGGTCAGCCTCATGTTAATTCTACTTTAAATGTTAAAAATTCAAGTGGTACAGCATTTTTATATATTAGTTCTGCAACCGATGCTGATTCTGCTATAGTATTAGAAGAAAATACTTCAGCAAAATGGATTATTGGAAACGATGGTAACGACTCCGACAATTTAAAATTTGGCACAGGAGGAGGTTGGGCAACTGAAACAAAGATGACTCTTACTTCTGGAGGTTCGCTGGGGGTGGGAACTGCAAGTCCTCAAAAGTTAGTTCATTTAGATGCTTCTTCTGGATATGCAGAAATGAGATTATCTGGCTCAAGTGGTGGTGGTACAATAGAGTATTACAATGATTCTACTGCTTTAGGAGATATGTATTTTGATACAAATAAAAGATTTTATGTAAGGACAGGAGGAGCGACTACTGCACTTACTATAGACGAAAATCAAAATGCAACCATAGCTGGAGTTGCTACTCATAGCACAACCTCTCATTTTGTTGGGAATGTAGGCATTGGATCTCTCTCTGGTTCGGCTGGTGGTAAGTTGTTATTTGTAGATGCTGTTGATGGTCTTGCTGATGGTACTGATGTTGCAAGATTTAGAAATCAAGAAGCTACTGCTGGTAGAAATTACGGAGTGACTATAATCGCTGGTAGTAATTCCACTGATAATTCTCTCAACGTAATGGACAAAGATAGTAACTCCAGCTTCATTGTGAAAGGAGATGGGTCGGTTGGTATTGGTTCTGATTCTCCGTCAAGACAGCTACACATTAAAAGAGATACATCTGATACAACTCCAATGGTTCTTATAGAAGAAGATGGAACAGGCGATCCTACTTTACAGTTTTTAACTACGGGGGCAAGTGATTGGACAATAGGTATAGACAACTCCGAAAGTGATGAATTTGCAATAGCTTATGGTTCGGCTCTTGGGAGTACAACTAAAAGATTTGTTCTTGATGCCAACTCTAGAATCTCACTTAGTAATAATGATGGTGGTGCTACAGGAGGAACAGATAGTACAAGTGGGAACACAGTCTTTGGATATTTATGTGGTACAAGTTTAGATACCGATACAGTAAATAATACCCTCTATGGTCATAAATCTGGTACTGCTATTGATTCTGGAGATGAAAATACTGCCTATGGAAATTCAAGTCTTGATGCTGTGACTAATGGTTCAAGAAATACTGCTGTTGGTCATGGAGCGTTAGGTACTCATGCAACTATTTATGATTGTGTTGGAATTGGTAAAGATTCAGAAGTAAGTGCGAATGCAGCAAGTAATCAAATTGTAATAGGAAAAGGTGCAACAGGACAAGCAGATAATTCAGTAACACTTGGTAATGGAGATGTAACTAGAGTTTATATGTCTCAAGATGGTGATGCTGAAATGTATGCTAATGGTACAATTAACACTTCAGATAAAAGATTAAAGGAAGATATATCTAATTCTGATTTAGGGTTGTCGTTTATAAACAAATTAAGACCTGTCAGCTACAAATTTAAAAATGATAAAAAACCAGAAAAATTAAAATATGGTATTATTGCACAAGAAGTTCAAGAAGTATTAAAAGAAAGTGGGAATGAAGATTTTGCTGGTATTACAGATAAAGGTGAATACTTAGGTGCTGATTATGTGCAATTCATTGCACCATTAATTAAAGCAGTACAAGAGTTATCTGAAAAAGTAGCAGAATTAGAAAACAAATAAAAGGAGTCTCAAATGAATTGGGCAAAATACGCTGATAAGAAAGGCAAGACAGCCGATTTTAAAAGCAAAGAAAGAGTAGTGCAAGAAGCTGTATCAGAAGTAAAAGATGAAGATGGCAAAGTTGTACGTCTAGCAGTAGAAGAAAAGAAAGTAGCATACATTGCGATGGTAGAAAAAAGATGGGATTCTGAAAGTGGTGAAGCATTAGCTGATAGTGAAAGACAATGGTCTTTACCAGATTTAGAAAGAGAAAAAGCAAGATATGATGCTGATATGGCAAGAGCAAAAGCACAATCTGATGGATTAGCCTCTGCAATCGCTGATTTTAAAAAACTTTAATTAATAACAAGTAGGAGTTACCAATGGCAAAAAAGAAAGAAGAGCCTAAAGTAAATATACTCGGCAAAGAGTATACACAAAAAGACATAGATGCTATGTCACCAGAAGCAAAAGCAATGCTGTCACACAGGCAGGATTTACTCAACAAAATAGAAAGAGCAAATTTTAACTTGGTTCAAATGCAATTTGGATTGAAAGCCTTTGAGGATGGATTGAGAGAACAGGGTTTAGGTGAAGAATCAAGTCAAAAAACTAAATAACGGAGATTTTATCGTAGTCTATGAAAACATTAATACTTCTTATGATATTCCTGTGGTGTACCAACTGCAGTCAAGGTTGGAGCATAAGCGGAATAGAATTAACGCCAAGCGACACAACAACAAATACTGTGTTTCTAGAGATTGTAGATGCTGACTCAGTTGTTCATTGGTATCATGGTAATCTTCGTGATGATGGCAATTGGTGTTATAAGCATGATCGAATGGAAGAAGTTAAGGTAAGGTGAGTGATAAACCAAAAACAGCTAGAAGTTATCGAGGCAGTATTATTGATGATAATGCTGTCATCTCTCTTAATATTAAATGGCTGGGTCAAATTCTCTTATTGGTTGCTGGTATTGTGTATGGGTATTGGAGGGTTGAGTCTCGATTGGCAGCATTGGAAGATAAAGTTACTCTTGCTGATGAACAAATTGGGGATCTGCTTAGTAAACATATCGTGGAAGAAAGGGCTGAAAGACAAGAGTTGGCAGAAAAAGTAGCCTTTTATGAAAAAGAGTTCAATATCAACCCATTGTCTTGGGGAAAGAAAAAGCGGAGAAAGTAATGGATTTCATGGAACTTTACAACGAAGGTGGAATGGTTGCTGTTGTAGGAGCAATGTTTATGTTCCTTGTATACAGTTTAAACAAAAGATCAAGTGAACAAGCTCAAACATTGGAAGACTTGAAAATAGAAAACAAAGGTCAATCCGAAACATTAGAAAATATGGAAGGCATGATAATTAAGTTAATTGACAGATGGAACAAATCAGATGAAACAAGGGATAGAAGGCACGAAAAAATGGTAGAGGAACTGAATGACCAAAGTTCAATTTTAATGGAAATAAAGGGCAATTTAAGCCGAATAAATGGGAAGCATTAATGCCTTCAGATCAAGACTTATACGGAATGCTAGTCAAATTAGATGAACGTCAAAAAACATTGTTTAATATGATGACTAGAGTAGAGAAGCATTTAGAAAAATTAAATGGGAAAGTAGATACGCATGAAATAGCCGTAGCTCAAATTAAAGTATATGGTACAATTGCTATTATTACTCTTCCTGTAATTGTAAACGTAATAATGGAGATGCTATAATGGAATGGCTTTCAACAAATTGGGAATGGGTTTTATTGGGATTTATGATAGCAGAAAAAATTGTCAAAATGAGTCCATCCGATAAAGACGATATTCTTTTGGATGTGGTTATGGAAGGATTAACCAAAATGGTAAAAGGAAAGAAAGATGATTAAACGATATGTCAAAAGTCAAATAAAGAAACATGGAGTAAAAGGTTTTGTTATTAAGGTTTTAGAATTAATAGCCAAAGTTACTCCTTCCAAAGAAGACGATAAGATTGTTGCTAAAATTAAAGTATTTGTATCAGGCCTATAATGCCATACGGAAAAGGAACATATGGGTCTAAAGTAGGAAGACCTAAAAAGAAAAAGGTTAAAAAAAATGCCAAGGCTAGGAAAAAGAAGTAAAACAAGATTAGAGGGAGTCGATGAAAGATTGGTACATCTTCTTACTGAAGTATGTAAATACTTTGACATTACGGTTATTGAAGGAAAACGAAGTCAAGAACGACAGAACGAATTGGTGGCTCAAGGAAAAAGCAAAATCAAATTCGGAAAACACGTATTGGGAATGGCGGTAGATATAGCACCATATGATCCTACTGTAAAAGGAAAAATAGATTGGAATGCTAGAGATGATTTTCATTACATGGGTGGCTGGGTAATGGCTATGGCAAATAAACTTGGTTATAAGATTCGTTGGGGTGGCGACTGGAATGCCTCATCTATGTTCAAAGGACAACGCACAACCAAGGACAATTCCTTTGACGACTTAGTTCACTTTGAGTTATTAGACTAATGAAACGAGCAATAGTTATACCAGATCAACATTTTCCTATACATGACGAAAGAGCTGTTGATATAGTACTTCAAGCAATTGAATATATTGAACCAGAAATCTTTATCAATTTAGGAGATGTTGGTGAATGGGAATCGGTTTCTGCATGGTGTTTTAAAGGAAAAAGATTACCCAATCTTGAACATCAGCTTATTAACGTAGATAAAGAAATTGAAGAGGTTAATGCAGGAATAGATTTGTTTGATAAAATCCTGGATAAAGTAGACTGCAAAGAACGCTATATCCTTGCAGGAAATCACGATGAGTGGTTGGATCATTTTGTAGACAAGCATCCATATTTAAAAGGATATAATTTTAAAGAAGCTTGTAAATGGAAAGAAAGAGGATATAAGTATTTTCCGTACAATAAACCATTAAAAATAGGCAAGCTTAATTTTATACACGGAGCATATGCTACTACGTATCATGCTAAAAAACACTTAGAAGCTTATGGATCTAATATTGTATATGGCCATACGCATGACATACAAAGACACAGTTTAACAAAATTAGATTCAGGTACAATAGCAGCATGGTCTATGGGATGTTTAAAAGATATGTCTCCTAAAAAAAATAAATGGTTAAAAGGCAGGTTACATAATTGGAATCATTGTTTTGGTATTGTTACGTTTTTTGATAAACCTAAAGGCAATTTTCAAATGGAACAGATTGAAATACTAAACGGCAAATGCACATTCTGGGGAAAAGAGTTTCATGCCTAAACGTATTTTACAAATAAAAGATTTTAGCGGTGGAATCAATACGTTAAAAGACCCTGCAGATATTGCTGATAATGAATTGGCAAATATTGAAAATTTAAGTGTCAAAACACAAGGGTCTATTACACCTGCTTATTTAAATACAGATGCTTCTAACAATAAAATAAGTGGATATAGCAATAATACCATTGCTACCATAAACGCAGGATACGGATTAGGGTATTTTGAAACGGATCATGTACGAGATCCAGTTACAGTTACACAAACAAGTAGCATTGGAGGGGTATATACAGTTGGAGATGGAGCTATTTCAGGCGGTACAGCTAGAACTGGGTTTGCAGTATATAGGCACAATACAAGTGGTATTTATAAAGAAATTGAATATAGAATTACCAACACACAACAAGATTTAGCAAGTTCATTTCCGATTGGTACTATATTAAAAATTGAAGCAACAGGTTTTCCAATTGGGAATGGTATAACAACATCAGGTCAAGGTATTTATTTTGTTGTAAATCATAATGGAAATAATATTATTGTAGATCGTCAAATTAACATGCGTGTTGATTCTACTACAGCAAATTTTTGGGGAGGAACATTAACAGGAACTTCATTAGGAGATCAAGTAATTTTACTTTCTAATCCTGCAGATCATAAAATTGATGTGTATTCAGCTAACTCATCTTCAAATTGGCTAAATGATGCTATTACGTTACGTTCTGATGCAACAAATATAACATCAAAAGTAAAATACTATAAAGTAGAGGATGAAATACGGTGTTGTGATACTGCAGATAAAAACGATTGTAAAATTCAATGGTACGGTTGGATACAAAGAAGGCATTTTGAGGTTTCAGGAAATGGATCTTCAACTGATACAAATACTTATACAGGTTATTATGCTAAAGACAATACATTAGCTCCTCCTACAGAAGATGATTTAACCAGTGCTTCTACTAATTCACCTGCTAATTTTACTACGTACCCTAATAGTGCAGGTACAGGTTTTGAGTTTAATATTATTACTCATACAGATGTAGATGGAACAATTTCTGCAACAACTTATGAATTGGCTTCTACATTTATTTATGATGGCAATCAAGAATCTTTACCGTTTAAGTACGCTAATACTCATACAATAGCAAATGAAAATGATTTATGTGCTTTATCATTAAACGTAAGTGCAAAAGGGCCATATGATCCACGTATATCAGGAGGTAGAATTTATATTCGTGAGTTAGGTACAGATTCAGAATACATTATGTTACTAGACATTGATTTAACAAAAGGATGTAGAACAAAATTTTCAGATGATTATACTGAGTGGCATGATGCAGGTAGTAGTCAATATAATTGTCCAACTGCAACAGCTACTGCTAATTTTGAAGTTACCGAATTTGGTTTATTAACGTATGAAATTATTAACGGATTTTCTTCTAGTATTTTTAGTAACTATATAGGAGACCAAGGGGAATATTGGAAAGATTCTGTTGTTGCAAATAATAGAGTATTTGTTTGCAATGTAACTATAAAAGATGAAAACACAGGTATAGATAAAGAAAACGCTACTTTAAAAAAATATTCTGACAGGATTATGTATTCTATGCCCAATCGTTTTGACACATTTCCATATCATAATTATATTGAAGCCTCTAAAGGAGATGCAGATGTATATACAGCAATAGATTCTTATGGAGACAGATTGCTTGCATTTAAAAATCGTAGTGTAGATATTATCAATATTTCTTCACCAGATGATGCAAATTGGTTTTTAGAAGAAACAAAACAATACATGGGAGTAAGTTGGCATGAAGCAGTAAAACGTACTCAATATGGATTGTTATGGGTAAATGAACAAGGTTTGTTTTTATACAACGGTAATCAAATAATTAACCTAAAAGAAAACAAAATTGATAATGAAACTTGGATTGCTTTTGTTACATCTACCTCTGCTATATTGTACGATGAAAAATCATCTCTTGCTTATATTACAAGATCGTATGCAGGTTCTGCAACTGGATATACTGTTGATTTAAAAAAAGGTACTTTTGTTAAGACTACTAATTTTTTATTGGTAGCAAACAATGCATCTAATTCTGTTGATACAGAAGACAATGTTTTAATTGCATATGATGCTGGTAGCAGTATTGATATATATCAATTGTATCGAACTGAAGTAGCAAACACTTGTGATTTTCAAACAAAAGATTTTGATTTTGGAGATCCGTCTATTTCTAAAAAAGTGTATGCAATTTATGTTACGTATAAATCCGATGGTGCATTAACTAATTATTTTACATTAGTAGAAGACGATGGCACTTCTCATTCATTAAGTGGCACAATTGCTGCTTCTTCAAGTAATTATGCAACCGTTAAGCTTACTCCTAGCTCTCCTGTGACTTGCAATAAAATATCGGTTAAGTTTGATTCAAGTAGTAATGCTAGAAAATTATTTATAAACGATATTGGTATTGAGTATAGATCACTAAAAAAGAGAGCTGCTTAATGGATCGCATAGCAAGATTTATACAAAACAAAAAACAAAATAAAATACAACAAGTTAGAAATCAGCCTTCTGTTAATTCTATGCGTGAAGGAGAAGAAGTTTTGTATTTACATAAGAATGGTCAATTAATGCGATATAGAAAACAACAAGGTAAACTATGGAGCACACCTATGTCTACTGATGGAAACTTTCATATTGAAAAACAATTAATATCAGATTCTATTCAATCTAATGCTATACATGGTAATCAAGTAGATGCTCATAACTTAATATTTACTCAAGGAAAAGACTTAACAATAAGTAGTGGTGCAATAACTATTACTCATTCTCTTCATAGAATAGATACACAAAGCGGTGCTTCGTCAGACAATTTAGATAATATTAACAACGGTAAAGAAGGACAATTATTAATATTAAAAACAACAAATAGTTCTAGAGATGTAACCATTAGACATGACGAAGGAAACATATATACCAATGGAGAAAATGATATTGTATTAAACACAATTGAAGATACAGTAATGTTATTTTATTTTGGATCAAGTTGGTATCAAATTTTAAAATCAGATTCAGGAGCATAGAGAGGATATTATGTCATTAGGAAACTTATTTTTACAACAACAAATGGGTGAAACTCAAAGAAGGATAGAGGCTAAACAAGCTGATGAACAAAAACGAAGAGAACGTGCAGGATTATTTTCATCGTTTGGTGGAGGTATTGGTGGACTCTTAGGTGGACTGGCAGCAGGTGCTTTAACGGCTGGTACAGGTGGTTTAGCAGGAGCTGCTTTATTAGGATTGGGAGCTACAGGTGGATCTTTATTGGGTGCTAGAGCAGGTTTAGAATTAGGAGATGGTAGACGTGGTGATGCTGTAGGTTTAGGTAAAAATGTAGATATGTTGACTGGAAAAACAAAAGAGTTTAGTCAAACTATTAAAGATAGATATAGAAGAGATATTGATGATTTTCAAAGATCATTAAATACAAACATACTAGGACAAGCAGTAAATACAGGTTTAAAAGCAGGGGCGTTTGCATTTGCTAATCCAGCTATACAAAAAGGATTGGGTAAAGCTAGAAACTTTGTATCTGGGAATCAATTGCCTACACCAGCAACAGCAAATATAGCAGGAGCACAAGCATATCAACCTGCAGGAATGGGGTCAGATACATTGATAGGGCCAGCTAGAGCTATGCAAGCTCCTATGCAAGGGCCATCTGTTCCAAATAATTTGTTAAATATGACATCTACTCCTGCACCTTCTATGGCAGGAATGGGGCCATTATCTAATCAAGCATTTGATGCAGCATCTGCTGTTTCCAATCCTTTGTTGCCAGAATCAGTAACAAATATATTAGGTCAATCTACAAATTATGCACCTACAGTAAATCCTCAAGCATATGGAAATGCTATGAGTAGGGCAAATTATATGAGAAGTTTAGGATTGAACTTACCATCAAGTTTAGGAGGAGCAGGGTAATGCACAGACCAGATCATATTATGGATACAGGAAGATCAATTGAAACAGATGCTCTTGGAAATATCGCTGTTCCTAATCAACAAACTAATTACAACCCAACAAATCCAAATCCTTATCAATTTAATTGGGATCAAAATACTATTAATCCTTATATCCAGCAAGGAAGTCCAATTAATAATCCAGCAGGGCAAAATCAAATACAATTTTTAAGTGAACAAGGTATTACTGTAGCAGGTTTAGATGAATCTAGTTTAGCATTTTTACCTAGTATGGATAGGTTAAATACTGCATACGATAGAATGAATACTCAAGTAGGTATGGCAAGAACTGGACTTGGGTTTGATTTAGGTGCTCAACAATTATCAGGACAACAAAATTTATTGAATATGACTGGTGGTATGGGACTATCTAGTATGGGTAGTGGCTTTGGAGCACAGGGAAGAAATATGGCTAGTAATCTTGCCAATACAAACCAAGCATATCAAACAGGTTTAAATCAATCTATGGCAGGATTTCAATCGGATATATTAGGTATGCAGTATGATTATCAAGATGCTCAAACAGATTATCAAGATGCATTAACAACAGCATTAGGAAATATTATGGCATCTGGTGAAGATCATTTTAAGGTAGCGTATACTGGTAATACTGCAGGTACAAATTCAGTAAATCAAAACGGAAGTAGTGATTCAATGACAGATTATTATGATAGTCTATATGGATAAAAAATTAAATAGGAGTTTATTATGGCAGTAGATCCAGCAATGGTAGGTTTTCAAGTTGTTGATAACTTACAAAACACATTACTAAACTATGTAATGCAAAACAGAAGAATGCAGTCTCAAGAAAGACAGTTCAATACTCAAATGAATATGGAGCAAAATCGTTTAAATGAAATGGCTAGACAAGCTAATATTCGAGAAGGACGTTTGGATAGGCAGGAGCAACGTATTATAGACAGAGATAAAGCTGGAGCAGATACATTTCGTGAGTTTTTTAATGTAGAAAAAACCAAACGTGAAGCAGATAAGTATAAACGTGATCGTCTTGAGTTTATTACAAAACAAAGAAAAGATCCAATGCGTACAGACTTATTAAGCATTGGTGGCTATACTCCATATGGAGATCCTTTAGGAATTACTGGTGGTAAAAAAGAATACGAAAGACGTGTGGAAGATTTACTGACAAAAGAGTTTGAAGGTAGAAGAGGTAAGATGCCAGAAGTATCTGTTCCTACGTTACCTGATTATGGTTTTGTTCCTCAATATGCACCTGAATTGTTATCTCTATACAGACAAAACAATCCAAATAATATTCTGAATCAAGCACAATTAAATCAATTATTACAGAGGTTGGGAGGATAGAATGGATCCATATCAAATAGTACAATTAATAGAACAGTATAACGAAAATCCAGATAGGTATACCGATGAAGAAGCAGAGTTTATAGCTCAACTTGCTCAAGGTATGAATACTAGATTTGTAAGAGAAAGCAAACCGATACAAAAAGGATTATTTGATTTAGTAGATACGGCTGCATTTGGTTTAATACCAGATAAGTTTCGTCCTACTACTAGAGGTGAAACTGTATTTGGAGATACAGGAGAAGAAGAACTAGCTAGTCTTCTTGGCTTAGTAGGAGGTGGAGTAGCTGGTGGTGTTGGTTTAGTCAAAGGTGGCAGAGGCCTTATAAATCGTTTTAAGCGTGGCAAAAAAAGTAGTGAAAATAACTTACTTCAATTAACTGCACCTAACCGACGTACAAAAACTTATAATCATGATGAAGAAATGTTTTATTATGATGAAATGCCTAGATTATTGGATTCTATGGGTTATTAATAAATGGCATCACAATACGAAGCGTATAAAGTACGTGAGCTAGTTACTGCGTATAGATCCAATCCTACTATGTTTACAGATGATCAATTGGATCAACTGGAAGAACTAGCATACAATAATGACATAGACTTTAAAAGAATCAATAGTGATTTTAATTTAAGCAGAGCTGTACGGAATGCATTTGCAGGAGCTGTAGAAGGGTTTACTACTTTTGATTTAATTCCTGAAACACCTCGTAATACAGGTGAAGCTATTTTTAGACAGATCGGTCATCTAGTTGGATTTGCCCCAGGAATTGCAAAAGCACCTATCTTAGCAGCTTCTAAGGTAGCAAGACGAATTACAGGAGATACAACTCGTAATCGTTTTACTCAAGCTGCATTAGATCATATTGATATATTGGCTACAAAATCTGTACCCATGCAGTTTAGTAGAGCAGGACAATACGGCTTGGGTAGAGTATTGGAAAAAACAGGCTTAGAATCTGCAGGTTTTTTACAAAGGGGAACTGTAGGTAGGCAAATAGCAGATGAAGCCGCAGGACTAGGATATGCGAGTGCTATTAGTAATATATGGAAAGGTGAAGATGCAGTCATGGATGGTTTTATTGGTGGAGCGATTGCAGGGGGAGCATTTGGTGGTATTGGTAATTTTGTTAGTCTAGGCAATTTATATAAAGGCACACCTCAACAAGTAGAAAGAGCCAATCAAGTTTTACGTGCAGGAGTAGGTTCTTTGGTTACTGGACTTCCCAGTACATTAGCAGATGAGCCTACAGAAATGCAGTTATATAATTATTTATTGGGTGGCTTTTTTGGATACAAAACAAGACCTGCAGTAGATAGAGAAGCATCTACATGGTATAACAAAGATCGTAATCCTGCAGAAAATTTTAGACCAGAGGAATCAAAAGATTGGAATAGTATGAGCAAAGAAGCTCAAGACTATATTCGATATGAGCACCCTATGGGATATGAGTCTAGCAACAACCAAGCTGGTGGGAGTGCTGGAATAGCATTTAAGTATTTAAATAGAAAGGCACAAGAAGCTGGACAGAACATAAACTGGCGAGATAGAGCTATACAGTTTTTTAATCAGAGCGATAGAGATTATACAGAAAGAGATATACTAGATTATTATCGTCAAAAAGCGATGCAACAATACAATCAGAATCGTAAAGTATTAGACGATGCTGTTGTATTTAGAAACAACGTATACAATAGTGAACAGCTAGACAGAATGGATATAGCTGAACGTGATCGTATTCGTTTAAAGAATACTTCTAAAAAGCTATTTAAACAATCCGATAAGTTTCCTACCCACATAGATGTTACGGTTGCTATAGATAACCTTGCTAAAGGATCAAATGGCAATAAAGAACAGTTTATGCTAAACATACAAGATACTTTTGGCAAGAAAGCAATTACTCAAAAGATAGACAGAGAATTGCGTTCATGGTTTGATGACAAGTTAAACATTATGCAACCAATAGATTTGCCAGTATTGGACGTAAGTAGTGGTACAGGTAGAATAGATATTGAAACTAATAAGCGTATTCAAGATGTAACAATACGAGAAAAAGCTCCTATACTACCTATTCAGAAGTTAGCACCTGAAGCTGATATACGTTATCTGACTCATGTTGTATTGGATAATCAAACGCCTGTTAAGTTTTTGCAACAAAGTTTAAATAGAGATAACAAAATAGAATATGCTTTAGGGCAGGATGATTTATTGCTACTTAAAAATGTTTTAGCAGAAAACAATAGGTATATTTTTAGTCCTAACAAAGATAAGCTTACTGGATTTACCAGTAATTTTAGAGATGATAATTATACATTAGATGACATATTTAATATTTTTACTCGTAGTGGATTATCGTTAGAAGAAATACAGCAAAAATATCAAGATGCTTTAGAATTACAGTATGATATGGTAGGTAGCAGATCGGATGCTGTAGCAAATTTATTTCAACGTGAGTTTATATCCAATGTAGTTACAGAGTCTCAATTAGAAGGTATACCTGTAGAAGAAAGCTATCGTTTTATACAGGAAGATTCTCCATATTTAAAGAACGTAATTGATTTTAATAAACGTATGCAGTTACCTACTGCACGTTTTAATTATATGGAACCAGCTAGTTTTAAAGATGTAGCTGGAACTAATAATGGAGAAACTTACAATATTATATTATCTCCTGATTTAGATCTAGCTAATCAAGATGGTCATTCTTCAATTAGAAACGATCATTTTGATGCTAGGGTAACATCTAAAGGATTGGATAAAAAATTAACAGGATTTGATAAACCTGTCGTATTTACAAGAACAGATTTAGGAGCATTTGCACAAAAGACAAGTGGGCAAACTGCAGCAGAGCCATTGGATAAGTTTATGAGAGATAACAATATACATGAAGTCGTTTGGTTATCTTCTGCAAAACGAAAAGGTAATTTGCCTATTACAGAATTAACCTATGGTAAAAATGGTACATGGAGTAGTGAAAACATACAGCCTATTACCTTACCTACAAATGCATTGCAAATTAGTACAGGTACACGAGAAAACAATCCAAAAGATATTTTTGGTACAGATGTGGTTCTTCAGTTTTATAACCAAATGAACAATGTACAAGGAACTGGATTTGCAAAAGTATATTTTGAAAATGTATTACGTCCTTCTTTACAGGGAACTAAAGAAGCACAGGAACTAGTAGAAAGTTTTAATAAAAATGAAGATGTAGATGCATTTGTTAAAGAGTTTAATGAAAAGAAACTTACTATTCATAAGATGCCAATGAATTTTATGATAGACAAATTGCAAAGAAATCCTAATGAGCCTGTATCTATTTTCTTATCTGATAAGCTAATGAATGCTGAAACCAAATTTGAAAATGATGAACCTATGAATGAAGACATAGAGTTTGATAGCGATTCTTCTTTTAATGATTATCATTCAGAAAATGAAATGTTAGCTCAAGCATTAAGTAATTCGTATTTAGCTAAACACACTATGAGCTTTAACAAGCGTAATTATTTTAATGCATTACGTAAATATTTTACGAAAAGAATTACAAACCCTACTATACCTACTGGTGCAAAATCTATTTTACGAGGGTATTATGCACCAGAAATTACCCAGTATATAGAGTTTGATCCGTTAAAAAAAGGAAATAGGGATATAAAATATGGTGAAATCTACCTTGATAATGCTCAAAGACAGATGCCTGTGGTTTTTAGGGACAAGCAACTCTCCCTTAGCGAACTTTGGAGTCAGTATACTAGGGCTGTCTCCAAAGGACTTTCCAAAGAGGATCGTAAAGCTTATGACGATGCACTTACCTTCCTTATTATTCGTACTCCTGCTGATTCCGTTAGTGGAACACGTGCTGTACGTTTTCGAGGCTGGTCAAACCAAAGAGGTGGAGGAGCGTTATTACATGCCAAAGATAAAAAATACCTCGGAGGTGCAGACCACGACATTGATAGTATAAAAATATTTCAAGGACTAGGCCCAGAGTTAACAGAATTTTACAGAAAAAATAAAGATGAAAGAGCTAGATGGGATACAGATCCTGATTACGTTAATAGTCAAAATGATTTATTTGTAGATAAAAGTATTCCTACAAAACTAAAAGAAGGTTTTGAAGATAAGTTTAATATCTTTTCTCCTTCTTATCGTTTATTAACAGGTATGCGATCTAGTACAGGTAAAGATGGATTGGGTAGAGGATTAACAGCTGGACAGCATTTAATGTCTATGTATGATTATGTTAATTCTAAAGGTGGTTCTTTTGAAATAAAATTAAAAAGACAATTAGATGACAAACTATATACAGTAACAATTCAAACAAAAAGCAAAGAAGATTTTTTAGAGTTTTTAGACAGAAAGGTAATGGTGGTAAATAAGGCAGCAGATGCCAGTAAAGAGGAAAAACATTAGGTGATGAAGGATTGGATTTAATTCATCCTGCTATTAATCGAGAGTTACAGAGAACGTTTCGAGATGGAATTGATTATAGTAGGATTAATACTGTACAAGAGCGATTGTTTAGAGAGCTTAAACGAAGCTATGAGCTTGAACGATCAGGTAAGCTTAAGATTAGAGAAAATAAAAAGAAGGCAGAAGAGTATCTGTCTAAACATTTTGATATTATAACCGATGAGTTAAGCTTTAGAAATGTAAATACACATAGACTGGCAATGGAAAACGATCCAAATGAAGGCTATGATATGTTTGGTAAAGATATAGGCCAGTATGCTACTATGGAATTGTTAACGAAACAATTTGTAGATATACATTCT